GGGTCATCTACAACAATAGCTTCAATATCAGATGCTACAGTGCTTGCAGGATAGTTCTGCCTGAATGTTATCTGCCCTGTACTAGGGTCAGTAAAACTACATCCAAGAAAAACACCGACAACACCAGCAACTGCTGAAGTATTATTTTGCAGTGTAGTAATGATAAGCGTACCATCGCTCGTGTACTGCACAACATCTCCATAGAAGATTCCTGTGCCGTAATTTGAAGCAATGGGTATCTTACGGGTAGCACCCGCATAAGACCTGCCGCCAACCAAGCCGACAGGCTTTAGCCCGTAGGGGGCATTTATGGTAGGATAAGCCATTGATAGGACTCCAGATTAAATTAAGTTCCTTTGCCGAATGTTACTTTGGTCTTGCGATCATTAAACAACGGCATACGAGGATCATTCTCGCGCATAAGGTTGTTATCTACAGAGGCCATTTGCCCGTCTGCTTGTTGTTGGAAAAAATCAGTACGTTCGTTGATCATTTCAACTGGAGCCTTGCAGAGCATAAGCCCACCAATCACAACATTGTCTCTAAAACGTTCTTGTTCTACTGTGACCATTGTAATTTCGGGGTGATCTTTAGCCAAACACGGTTCCCAACCTTCGCGTAATTTTGAAGACACATTGGTAGCATCAACCTGACCTTGATTCGACACACGAATATACCGGAAGCTATATCCGTCTTGGGGTGTAGGAGACGGCAAAGTCTCTGGGCGCACCCAAGCTTTTTTACGTGTGGTTCGTTCACGAGTTTTCAATTCGCGATCAATGCGATTCTCAGCCATTTGCTTTCCTCATGTCTATTGCAACCTGCCTAGCGTATTGTTCAGGTGTTAGGTTTAACCGTCTAGCGATCTGCACTTGGGTCTTGGTTAGCCGTATCTTATTAGGAGATGTGCTCCGCGTTGCGGGTGCTACCACCTGTGTCTTTCGCTTCGGTTCAACATCCTCGAAATTATCGGGGAATACTTGACGCATACGAGCATCTATCGTCTCGTAGTATTCATCGCTTTGCGGGTTTACACCCTGTTTGACAAGCTTAGTATGCAACCCCAACGCTAAACTTGTCATCTCGTCATCAACATTAAACCACTGATTAGCTTTTTGCCATTCTGCAGCCCGAGTATCAAACTGTGTTGTTGGAGCGGGTTCTGTTACCTCCTCTACAGGCTTTTCAACTTCCTGTAAAGCAGGCACTTTAAAGTTTGCTAACTTATCAGACCGTAACTTAACGTTTGTAAGTGCGTCTTGCGCCTCTAACACAGCATCAGAGTCACCAGACTCGTAAGCCTCTTTGTACGATCTCTTTGCTACCTCCAAATCTGCGGCAGCATTCTTCTTAGCCTGTTCAAGTAACGCGGTCTGATTTTTGTTAACGTTACCTTTTAACGTCTTATTCTCTTCCATAAGTTGTTGAGTAAGCCGTTCGTATTCTTGTTGTTGTCGTAAAGCGTCTTCTTTAGCTCTACGTTCGTCGTGGTAGCCTTTGCTGAAGTGCTGTATGCGCTTACGAACTTTCTCAGAGTATTCTTCCAACTCCTCGTCAGTAACTTCGTCTGGAGGTGCAGACGCCTTACGATTCCTGTCCTTTTTGGGAGTATCGTCAACAATCTCAATTTCCAATTCAGAGTTGTTAGAATTATCCGTACTCGCAACTTTAGGCGCAGGTTCTTTATTTCTCGTGTCAGAGATGTCCACTTCAATAGCACCCGAACCCTCAATTTCTATGTTGTCCTCAGCATCAGCCTCATGAGGAAAGTTATAATCTACTTTTTGAAATGCCATGTTTATGCCCTCTGTATACCGGCTGGATCAGCTACCACGGCTTCTATAGAGTCATCGTTCATAAGCCGATACTCTACGCCTTGTATAGAAAACCTTGTGCCAGAGTTCATACGAAACATTACATAGTCACCTACGTTGCACCACTTCCCAGTAGGGAAACGTTCTGGGTCATTATACGCTTGGTCACCCATGTCCATGACAAGTCCTATGATAGACATTACGTGGTCTAACTGTTTGGCTTTGTCTGTCTTGAGTACGTTTGTACCCTCAAACTTATCTTCAGGTCGAGGCAAGGCTACAAGAACCCGATAGCCTACGGGCTTGGGTAGTTGTAACTCAAATTCTTCTTCGCTGATACCCTCTTCAAGAAGTTGCTCACGTTCAAGTTCTTTAAGTTGCATCGTTTTAGTAATTCCCATCATCATCTTCCATATAGTTGCGCGCAAGGTCTACTACGTATGATTTGCCGGCTTCGAGACCTCGAATCAAGCCAACAATCTCTTTGTATTGGGCAAAGTCTTTGGCTCCCCCATTACCTAGAAACTCTAATGCAGAGGATTTATCACCCTCGATTTTATCTTTCAGCACGTCAAAGACGGTTTTTGCCATGTTTAAGTGTTACCTCCTTTTGATTGCATTAACCTAGCAATTTCAAGGTCTACTTTGTTATCCTCAACACGTTTAGCAGCGACATCTTTTACGCCCTGCCTTCTAGCATCGACTGCTAGCTCTGCCTTTTCTATATTTATCTGCTCCGAAGCAACTTTTGCGTCCACCATCATCTTCTGTTGTTTAAGCTGTAGTTCAGCCTGTTTTACTTGTTGGTCGGCTTTATCATTAGCGGCTTTGCGTTGTTCTTCGGCTTGCTTAATCTGCAACTCGGCTTGCTTCATCTGAATAAGTGGGTCTTGCTGCTGTTGTTGTGCCTTCTTCTGTGCGGCTTGTTGCTGGTGTGCCTGTGTAAGTTGTTGACCTGCTTGAGCCACCAAACGTGACAGCTGTACCTCAATATCTTCGGGTAAGGGTTCGTTGGGTGCGGGTAGCGGTGCTCCTAACTTCTCTTCTATTTGCTTGCGGTACGAGAACCCGAGGTGTTCAGCAATGTGTGCCTGCAAAGAGGCCATGATCTGTTTTGCTTGTGGGTTTTGCCCGATTAGTTGAGCAACCATGGGGTCTTGCATAAACGAAGTATGTGTAGCTATGTGTGCGTCGTGATCTTGGTATATAAACGCTTTCATCGGTTTACCGTTCAATGCGTCCATATTCTCGCTAATTGGGTCTGTTGGTTCTGCGTCATCACGAGTTGGCACGAGTTTGTCTGCATTCTTAACGCCTAGCACCTCTATCATCTGCCGGTGCAACTGCGGCAAGTCGTAAATTTGCGGGGCTTGTTGAGCCATCTGTAGGACTGCCTGATACTGCACCACACGTTGCGCCATTGTAGAGCTGTTAGGGTCGCTTACAGGTATGACATCGACCGCCATATAGTCTTGTTGTCTAGCGGTTACAGCGCCTCTGTATGGCTGGTAGGAGTACTCCATGGGAGCATACTCAGCCATAATAGCCTTGAGCAGCTTAAACTCCTGCTTCATAGCATAATGTACGCGCGCTTGAACCGCAGCCATGGGCTTTAACGTACGTTCTAGTAAGGCTAAGGTAGTGCCGACAGGAGCGTTAGCGGACATGTCGGATATGTTCATGTCACTAATAGCCCCTAACCTTCTACCCTCTGTCGTAATAGTGTTCAAAAGGGCAAGGAGGGTCTGGCTAGGTTCTTTGTACGGCAGCGGCATTATGTTGTCACGAATACTACCGGATGGTACGTCTACATCTTTAAACTCACCCGGCTCAATGGGTGTATCGTCTCCCTTGATACGTAGCCCACGCGATTTCAAACCGCCGGGGAGGTTCGACAGTGTCCCCGCGTCAACTAATTGCCGTATCAAGGAAGTTCCTGCTTTAGCATAGCCACCGATTATGTGAATCAGCCCAAGCCCATAAAAACCAAATCCCGGGACGTACACATAATGTACAAAGTGTTGGCGTTTAAGTGTGAGGGGGTCATCTTCTTCGTAGTTCCTACGAATAGATAACACCTCGCTGCTACCACGTTCTATAGTGACCACATACGGACGGGCTATATCGTCTTCGTCATCTATACCCTCAATGACAAGATCAGCATGTATNTCATACAAAGTATAACGGTAGTCATCTGTTAGGGAGTAACCACCTTCTTCGGCTTTTTTCTCTTCAAGGTCGGAGTAATACGGCATCGGGTCACCTAAATCCATGTCCCGATAGAACCCTGATGCTTGTAACTTTTTGATTTCATTCTTAGTCTTACGCATCACATGCGTAACACGCTCTGCAAACTCAATAGTAGATGCCCCGTAAGGGACGATTACATCTTCTGCAGAGATATACAGGGCTACCTGTCGCCCAATGTTAGGGTCGTAGTAAACCTTCTTGAAAGCCGATCCCGCTAGCCCGAGGCTGTACAACATACGCTCATGTTCAGGACGGTACTCAACCATGTTCTCAGTAAGTTCATAGTTCATGTCAGCCTTGACACGTCCTGCGGCCTCTTCTTTTTCTTTTGTCTCTGCTCCTAATATCTTGGTCTTGACCGGACCCAGTGCAGGAAACGTCTCGCTCATGGTCTCAGCTTGAAAGCGTATGGCGGCTTCTGCTAAAACTGTAGAGTTTACACCGCAGGCACCCTCCCAAGGTTCAGTGCGTTCTTCATATTTAAACCCGACTACGTCTAATCCTCTAACGTAAGTATCAGTCCAGTCTTTTCGACTATCTACATCTGCATCTATTGCAGCCATAAGGTCAGTAGCTAGGTTAGATAGTATGCCTTCATCTAACATTTCGGCTAGGTTACTATCAAACTCCATGGGTGACATAGCATCAGGTACGAGAGTAATTTCCATGCTGCCATCGGATAGGGTAACGGCTTCA